CGGTCGTCGGGGATGGACGCGCCGCCGCTGAAGATTTTCACCACCGCGGTGGCGGCGGCGACGTCGAGGATCGGCTGCGGGTTGTGGCGGACCTTGTTGTCGCGGACGTCGTCGTAGACCTTCGCCCAACCGGCGGTGAGGTCCCCGCCGGACCACTTCACGACCGGGATCGTGAAGGTGTCGTCCTCGTCGAGGTCCTTCATGAGAGGAGACACCGGCGAGCCGTTCGTCTGACCGGTCACCGCTGTGATTCGGTCACGGCGCTTTTCGTTCATCAGCCAGTCACGGACCCAGTCCGAGCCGAGGCGCTCGGCCACGACCTCGACCTGGGCTACGCCGTCGGCGCGGTGCCCGGCGAAGGCCACATAGACGCGCTTCCGGTCGATCGACTGGTGAATCCCTGCTTTCACGGGGCCGACAATTCGGTCCTCCTGTCGGACGACCTGGCGACCGTCAGGCCCCGTCTCCGGGGTGTTCCTGCTCTTCTCCCACGAGCCGGGCGGGAACGGGCCGTCTAGGGTTCCTTCGGACCACTGGCAGAGGTCCTCAGTGCGGAAGATCGGTTCGGGGTCGATCTCGCAGTCCGACGCGAGGATCGACTGCGTGTGGTTTGGGTTCCACCCGAGTGACGGGTTCGCCTGCGCCCACGCCTGACGGTCCCACTTGCTGCACCCGGGAGGCGCCGACCACTCGAACAGGGCCAGGGTGTCCGGGTCCTGCTCGTACTCCTCGAGGTCCTCCTCGTCGAACTCCTCGCCGTCCTCCTCGGCGACGTCTTGCAGCTCGGCTACGGTAGGGCCTTCGGTCAGGAGGTCCTTGTTGATGCCGTCCGGGTCGCCGATCGCGGCGTGCGCCATCTTCCGCAGGTACCGGAGCACCACGGACGTCAGGTCGCCGGCGTTCGATAGCGCGAGGACCATCGCCTCCGAGCCCTGGGCGTTGGTCGTCTTCGTGATCGCCGCCCAGGCTTCCCAGCTCTGATGCTCACGCAGCTCGTCGAGCATGATCAGGTTGCCACTGAAGCCGCGCCCCGCCCGGCGGTTCGCGGCCTTTACCTTGTACCGCTTGCCCGACTTGAGGACCAATGACTTCTGGCCGTTGACTCGGCGGACGCCCCGCAGCATCTTCCGGAGCTCGCGGTCCTCCTCTACGAGGCTGACCGCTCCCTCCCAGATCTCCTCCGCGGTCTCGAGGTCCTGAGCCGTACCGAGGACCAGGGGCCAGCCCCACACGATGATGAACCACAGCGCGAGGACCTTCGACAGAGTCGACTTGCCGTTCTGCCGGGCGACCAGCACGACCACTTTCCGGAAGCGGAAGTTCCCGTCGTCCCCCAGCTCGAGCATGTGGACGAGCAGCCACTTCTGCCAGGGGAACAGCCCGACGTGCAGGATGTTCTCCGCGAAGTCGATGACCATGTAGCCGAGCGTGTGCTGCTCGGTCTCCGGCGAGCGCGGCTCCAACGGTCGCAGCGGCGGCGTGTAGACGCGGGGAGTCTCGATGCCGTATAGCGGTGGGCGCTTGCGCTTGGGGCGGGCGCTAACCTCCGTTGCCACGTCGCGCCCGGGCGCTGGCCTGCATATCCGTCACGGATGCGATCGGACCAGGTGCACCGCTCGTTCCGGTGCCAGCGGTCTCGTCATCGTCCAGATCCTCCGCGTCCGCGGCCCGCGTGGCCGCTGGCAGGGATGCGGGCGTGATGTGCAGCTCGGCGCAGGCCTTGAGGTAGTTCGGGATCAGCGTGACGCCCGCCTTCTGCAGCGCGTCCATGCTCTCGCGCTGCGCCTCGTCGATCAGCCAGGCCATGGTCTTCAGCACCGCGACCGGCCCGAGGTACTTCTTCAACGCCAGGTGAGGCGCTGCGGCGATCGACGCGGCGGTCGCGTCCGCCATGTAACCGCGCTTCCTCGTGGGCTTCACGAGGGGCGCGAACCGATCTCCCCAGATGCGGACCTGGTCGGCTGTTTGACGCTCGATGGCGAGCGCGGGATGGGGTACCACGCGGCCGCGGGCGTCCTTCACGACCATTCCCTCGGTAGCGACCCGCTCTCGGGCTCCTCGCAGGCGCGCGATCAGGGTGCAGTAGGCCTCGAGGCCGGAGCGGTCGACGCGGCCCGCGAGATCGTTGGCGGAAACGATTTCCCGCCAGACGATGGCGACGTCCTCGGGCATGCTGTCCGGGGGCTCGATCGCTGCCGCGTCCTTGTGCTCGTCGCGGGTCAACTCAGGATCACCTCCCCGATCTGCATCGTGCCGCAGCGGATGTCTGCGATGGACAGGACGCCGGCCTCGATACCCTCGATGGGCTGTGCGTCGATCGGCGAGCCCGAGGAGTACTCCGGGCGAAGGCGAGCGACGAGGTCCGACAGCGCCCGGCGTGAGTGCCGCCAGTCGATGATCAGGACGATGTCCGCAACGCTCATCGCCGGATAGTCGGCCAGGACGTCTCGGACAGCGGGCTCGGCCGCCTCCGCGAGAGACGCGCGGTGGTATCGGTCACGAGCGCCAGAGGCAAGGGCTCGACGCACAGCGTTCCGCGAGGCGCGCTGCGAGCGGGCGATGCCCCTGATCGATTCGCCCTCACCATGTAGCAGGCGAAGATGCGGCCGATCGTGCACCCTGTCACCTCCGCGTACGTTTGCCTCTGCCTGTATCAGCCGCAGGTCTGAGGCGGTGCCCGGTGTTGCGTCCGACGTGCGCCTCGAGCTGCCCTAGGACGAGTGATGCGGTGCGGGCGCTCTAGCTGGTCGAGACGGTTGAGGGGGTCCATTTTCCGCGCCAACATGCGGAACTTGGAGGGTTTCGTGGGGGGAAACTCAGGGGAGAGAGGACGCTGCCGGCCCGGAGGGGCCGCCTAGCCGCCCGCGCTAATTTTTCTCAGCTGCCCCGACATGTCGATTCCGGATACGAGCACTCGTAACACCGTGAACCGGGGTTCGTGATTGGAATCGGCGGAAGTTGTTCTCGGAGTAGGTCACGAGCTCGAGGTGCTCGGGGCGAACGCATGCCCGATCGAGGCACAGGTGGTCGAGGCACAGCCCCTCGGGGATGGCCTCGTTGTGAAGCTCCCACATCGCGCGGTGAGCGGTGACGTTGCGACCGTGCCGTGCGATTTGTCCGTAGCCGCCCCATGTGAGGGTGCCAGTCCAGATCCAGCAACCCGTCTCGGGCTCGACTCGATAGCGGCTGGTGAGTCGGTCTTCGTAGGTGATCGGCATGGGGCCTCCTCACCACTCTTCGGATGTCACGCCGAGGTTCGGCTCCTCGATGCGCGACCATCCATCGAAGCTCGGTACGCCGTCGTTTCGGTCGAAGCGATTGAGCCATGTCTTCACTCCCGCGATGGTTTGCACCCTGTCGTCGCGGCCGCGCTGCTTGATCCGGTTGACCAGCTCCTGCCGGTCGGCCAGCATCACGAGCACATGGGTAGCGTTGACCAGGCTGCGGGTCCGAGCCCGAGCGGCTGATGTTGCACCCGATCTTATGACGACGGCGCGCGCGTGCGGGTCGTCGGCCAGCCGCGCGATCGTTGTCGTGAAGTGCTGCTCACTGGCCCATTGCGGATCGTCGCGGTCGAAGACGGTGAGGCCCGACTGCCGGGCTGCTGTCGTCTTGCCCGCACCGGGTGGACCGCAGAGCACCACGACCAGGCGCGTCACCACTCCTCCGATGTGACGCCGAGGTCGAGCTGCTGCTCGGCGCCGGCGCTCTTGTTGCAGTCGAGGTGCGCCGGCTTCCAGTTCGTCCGATCCCAGGTGAGGTGCGGGTACAGCTTCCGGGACTTCACATGCTGCACGCTGCAGGACTGCGGGTGCGGGTACTCCAGCGAGTACTCGATGCCCTGCCTGCAGATGAAGCACGGGGCGTTCGTCCGGCTGCCCTCGGCCTTGACCAGCGCCAGAGCGTCAGCTCGGCGCCGGCCCGACCACTCCGGGATGTGCGCGCCTTCGGTCACATTGCTCTCACCTCCCGGCTAGATGAGTGGGCCGGCAATGACGAAGGCCCCGCCGGCGGACCGGCGAGGCCTTCATGCTTGGGTGCAGAACACCACCATCCCTCAAAGAGTAGGGGAGTTTGTCAAGTAGCGCCAGCTGCTCGGGGGAGTCGGCGTGGCGGCCGAGCTACAGATCAAGCGGTCTGAGGCTCGAAGACTAGGCGGCACCAGTCGCACTCGTCGTGGGTCCACACGTGGTTGCAGTGATGACCGCAGGGCCTTTGCGACTTCGGGCACTCGTTCGGCTGCGTGCCAACCTCGCCGCACGATCCGCACTCGTCCATGCTGCATCTGCCTCTCTCGTGGGGAACTGGACTACAGAACAGAAGGTTCGGACGCCGCTGGTCACGACGACGCCCCGTACTTCGCGGCGAGCTTGGCGGCGCGGTTGCTCTGCTTCGTGGCGCGGTGGCCTGATACTTGCAACCACTTCTCGATGGGCATGGAGTGCATTGGGTCCTCGGAGCACTCCACGATCTTCGAGCCCGCGACACCGATGACCGCCTCGAGCTGGCCGGGGCACGGAGCCCGACCACCCTCTTCGGTGGTGATCCACTGATGGCAGGTCGACTCGATCGGCCGGCGGGCGCTCGGCGGATGGACTGCCTTCTCGACTTTCCGTCCGGCCGACCAGGCCATTCGGTACACGCGCTCGGTGAAGTCCTGGTCAGGGTGAGTGGCGATGTAGTCGACGTAGTACCGAGCGAGGAGACCGGCGAGTGCCCACGTGCCTTCGTCGGTGCGGAAGGTGACGAGCTTGCCGTCGCGGCCGAGCACGTGGTCGCGGGAGATGCTGGCGATGATCGCCCACACGACGTTGCGCGCTTCGCCCATGGCTTCGGAGATCGTGAGGTCGATCGGGGCTGCGGAGCCTTCGGTGCTGGAGCCCGGGCGTTCGCCGTCGGACTTCCGTCGGCTGGTCATGAGTGCGTCCTCGAGGTTGTCCCACCGGTCCTCGATGAGTCGGAGGTCGGCGCGCAGCTGTGTGGTGCAGTCGGTGCAGAGGTTCGAGCTCATGTCCGCGAGGTTGTGGACGTCTCCGATGATGCAGTACTTCGGGTGGTCGGCGGCTTCGACGGCGGCCGAGTAGGGAACCGGTTGGCCGTCGATGAGGTAGCGGCGCCGCTTCGTGAGCTGCGGGTGGGTCGGGGGCGTCATGCTGCTGCTCCTCGGAGTTCGCGCTGGATGGATTCGTTGGCCCAGTCGGCCGGCCACTTCACGGCGGCGTTGATGCCGACCGAGCGGAGGCCGGCGACCCAGGCGAGCTGAGAGGTGGAGGGCTTGCCCCTGCGGGACTTCAGTTCCCAGATGATGAGCTTCCTTCGGACGGGGTGCAGCAGGACGAGGTCCGGCCACCCTGAGGGTGAGCGCTGGCTGTTGTGGGTGTGGTAGTGCATCCAGCCGAGCCGGGTGGCGAGGCTGATGATCTCGGTCTGGAACTCCTGCTCGGTCCAGGCGTTGCAGAGGTTCAGCCGGTAGTCGACGGCCTTCATGAGCTGGGGTCCTTGGTAGGCCGGGCTCTGGGTCGTCGTCTTCGGTTGCGTCCTGGTCGTTGTGATCTCGGGTCAGGATTACGGGTCTGGTTGACCCGAGGAAGATCCGGAGGTGTCAGCTGAGAGCGGGGCGGGGTAGGTGCTGGGCTCCCGCCCCTGCCCTTACCGTCCCGACCCGTCCCGACCCGTCCCGTCCCGGTACCGCTGTCTTCTGTAGTTGGGTGTCCTGCTGTTTCTGCTGAGCTCTGCAGATGGGCCGTGGGAGGCTCGTCGACCGCGCCGGGGGTGCCGTTGCGCGGGAGTGCCTGCTGGTCCGCGCCGGGGATGCCGTCGCGCGGTCGGGGCTGTTCCGTCTGGCCGGGGGTGCCGTTGCCTGATGGGTCGCCTGGCTTGATCTGCTTGCGGGGTGCCGCCGGTATCTTGATGCCGTTGCGGGCCGCCCAGTCGTTGTTTTGCAGCCACGTGATGGTGTAGCTCGAGTAGTAGGGCTCGATAGGTGGGGGGAGCAGTGGAAGCCGCTCGTCGGCGTCCGGCTTGTTGCCGCGCGCGGTGTTGCATCCCTTGCAGGACACGACGTACGTCTCGAACGTCGCGGCCTGGCCGGGCTCCCGGTGATCGTACGTACCGACGTGTCGACCGGTCCGGGCGCCCGGAGCGAACTTGACCACCATCCCGCAGTACCTGCAGGCGTCGCCGTCGCGAAGCCTGACAGGCACGACCAGGGCGGGGTCTGAGTTGTCGCTTTTCCGTTGGCGCTCGAACTCGATCTCCTCGCGAGTCCGCATGTGGATGAACTCCGGGTCATCGATGAGCTTGTACACCCGCCGAGGCTGCCCGTTCTCCTCGAGCTCCTGCTCCGTCCAGTAGCCGGCGAACGTGGCCACGGCCACCAGCTCCTTCACGCGGCTGATTCCCGCCATCTGAATCGCGGTGCCATGAGACACCACGTAATCCGTCAGGTGAGCGGTCGAGAGCAGCGCGCAACGGACCACGAACCCGAAGACCTCGTTCAGCAGCCGGTCGTCGGCGAGGTCGTGCTCGAGTACTCCGAGCACGACGGGGTGATTGGGGGAGGTGTCTCCCTGTCGAAGCCAAGCCATGAGGGCTAGCAGACCCGCTTCCGGTCGAGGATGGCCTGCACGAGCTGCTGGCCATCCGTGTCTGCGAGCGCGAGGTTGAGCGTGTCCAGGTGAAGTCGGCAGGTCGCGCACTCGGCCCGGACGTCCGGCAACGGGAGACCCGCGACAGCGGCATTCAGATCGGCGTCGTTCGCGTCACCGATCGAGTCCCCGCAACCGTTGCAGCACCGCTGGACGGTGATCAGACGGCGAGCGCCGTCTGTCTGGACGGGAGTTGATAACCTCATTGGTCACCTCGGCCAAGCTGCATGAGAGGCGGCAGAGTGCCGGTGCGGTACGCCTCGTCGACGGCGGGCTGCACCTCGGCGTAGACGCTGCGGCCGTTCGGCAGGACCATGTGCGCGAGGAACTCCTCGTCGAACGTCACGATGCCGGCGGCGACGGCTTCGAGCTTCGCCTTCACGACGAGGGCGAGCGCCCTCCAGCGCTGCCGGACGGCCTTCTCGTACTCGGTCGCGACGCCGCTCTCACTGCGACGCTGACCGCGGCCTGGCGTGTGCGTGAACTCCCGATCGCCGCGAT